AAAAAGTAGGATTGAGTCACGAACTTCTCAAATACATGGTAGTAACATTGGCAGGGTGGGTGGGGGTGGGTAAGGGTCACCCGCTATGCGATAGAGCGCGGTGACGGCGCTGTGAGAGTAAAGAAGATTAGGTGCTGGATTAAGTACCGGCGCATCGTTAGTTTGGGATGGTCGGGGGAGCCGGCTCGCTGCTCAGTTAACCAAGAAAACCCCCGACCACCCCAGAGATGATTACAATGGCAACCAAAAAGACAAGCATGTTTACTTTGACCGAACGAATTACCGTGGTTGCAGGTGCAACCGAAACCTTTGCTACCATCGACCTAGGTTCCTACGTCGATGTTGGCGACCGTCAAGCACTGCAAATTGACAGCGTGGATTTCATCTTCCAAGGGAATACAGCTGCCAGCGACATCTCAACGGACCTGGGACCAGGACGTGAAGCAATCGTTCAAGTCACTGATTTGAACCGTGGTGGACTTGTGTTCAGCGATGACCGGGCCTTGGTTGCCTCGGGTCGTGTCAACTGCGATGCCCAAGGCGGACTTGACCACAGCGCCGACCTTTACCCCGACAACTTCGGAAAAGGTTCCGATGATGGGCGCTTTGTTGTCAATGATCAACTCTACATGACGGCCCTTTGCACTGCTATACAAAATCCAGTCAACGTCACCGTTCGTGTCAACGCCTCGATCGTGACCTTGTCTGCCAAGGACTTCATGGCCATTGCAATCCAGTCAACCGCCGCCGACAACTGAGGTGGTTCTTCTGGTCAAGGTCGAAGGAACCCTTGAAGAACTCAAGGCGTTATTCATTGAAAGTGCAAAACAAGAAGCACGTGCAACAGCCAAGAAGGCTGGCAAGAAAGCAGTGAAGAAAACTGTCAAGGCTGTCAAGCGCGCACCATCTGCTTACAACAAACACATGAAGAAAGAACTTGCACGTCTAAAGAAGAAACATCCCAAGACCCCTCATGCAACGTTGTTCAAGAAAGCCGCCAAGTCCTGGAAAGGATCGAAGAAAAAAGGTGGTAAGAAGTGAAAGTCCTTGCCAAGTATCACAGTTGTCTTGACATCACACAGACAGCGCCAAACAACTACTCGTTGACCACTGTTTCCACCATTGGTTCAAACAGTGGATGGGAGAAGATTAGTGGGCAAATCTTTGCTAGTGAGACGTTCTTTGACCTTGCAGGTTTGGCCATGGACGACCAAACTATTTTCCCTTCAGGTATTACTTGTCAACGTGGAACATCACCGCTTCTCAATGCCGCAGCTCCAGGAGACAATTTCATCATGCTCGATGTAATCTCTGCGATTCCTATTGACATGACAAACGATGTCCTCAACTGGTTTAACGTTGGACCTGGTTTTCCTGGCTCCACGTTAAACTTTGAACACGTACTCTACATGCGCGGACAACGTTGGACCGTTGACGTTGACACAAACAGTATATTCCCACTGAAGGCTGATGAATGGCAAGCAGGTTCCATGATGCCGTCGGCCTCGGACCGATTGTATTCTTATCGAGTCGTGCTCATCAACACTGGCAACACGTCGAACCGTATTCTTACGCCAAGCGGTCGCCACGTGATGCAAGTTGATGCGATTGCTGAGCCTGAGTTCCAATACCTCATGCGTTTGAAGAGGTCTTACGATCTACAACAAACACCGGACGTGGATTGATGAACTCCATCTTCGATGACGAGGAACAAGTCGTCTATCGACAATCGCGCATGACAATGCCTATGCTTGCACCCATGGCCACGGGAAGCGGTTATCTCATGCCTTCGTCATCACCTACTCTAGCTCGCGCTACGTACGTGGTCGATGACAAACGTAAGAGAACTGTCCTGGAGGCGCTTGAACGTCTTCCGCCTCCACCGCAAACAACAGGTCTGCCGTTTGGAGTTCAACGTCTAGCTAGAAAACCGCTCATGATTTACACCGCCGCTTATTTCTTAGCGGCTGGTTTTGTTATTGTCGACCCATTAGATAGGTTGGACGGTGGTTTAATTGACTGAAACTGAAACTGAAACTGAAGCCCGCACATCGAAGACAACCCGCTTTGCAGAGTGGTTGATGGCACGTGAAGAACGACGTCAAGAAAAAGACTCCAACCTTGAAGGCATGATTAAACTCAACGTCATCGTTTCCTTTCTCACTCTCGGTCTGGTCGGTGGCTTCGAAGCTGTTCAACTTGGCATCAGCCTAGTCCCGTATCTTTGAAGCGCACACATCACACACCCAGACGTCTGGGCAGTACTTGCGACGTCCCCACTTTGGGTTGAAGAACGCTAAGACTGGCGCCATCCTCAACGCGAGGTCAGGGACATCGCCCTGGTATCCACACATCGCGCACGTGGCCTTCATCGTCCACCACTTTTGGCGTGATCGTATGGTTCTTGCCATCCACCATCTTTGATGTCGAGGAGAATACAACTGTACGATCCCAAGAAGTTTCGAGGTGTTGGACAGTCTCCCCACCAGCAACGATGTTCCCACTTGACCTTCAACGTCATGTTGTACTCGACGAACTTGATTTCTTTGCACTCCTGCCAGGACTCGAGCGCGTACAACCACTCTTGGTAATCCGGGCGGTGGTCCTCATCCAAGCACGGGCATTCGTAGAAGTGTTGCTTCCATCGTTCAAGTGCCATCTCCTCGTACTGGTCTAACGTGTACTTGGTCATTCTTGCTCACCACCATCGCGAAGTCGTCGGTTGGCAATGAGGCGGGCCAATGCTGGCTGTTGCAGCGTCTTGATTGCCTCATCGATGGCTTGGCTCACCTTGTAGCCACTGTCTTTGAGTGATTTCAAAATCTTTGCAGATTCGTCGCTAACGGTTATGCTGTATTGGTTGGCCATGTACCGTTTCAAGAGGCCCCTGTATAAAATAATAATGTTATTGAACATACAAAAAAGTAGGATTGAGTCACGAACTTCTCAAATACATGGTAGTAACATTGGCAGGGTGGGTGGGGGTGGGTAAGGGTCACCCGCTATGCG